CACAAAGACATCATTGACCGAGGGTAGTTTGTGGAGTACTCCTGAATTTGCTCATTCCAGAAATGGTGACGCCAAGACACTGGTGCATCGATACGTTAATGCTCGGTGGCACCTGATGACCATGCCGCGCCTTATCGCCGCTGGTTTCCGTGACACCACGACGTATCACCCAGCGTCAACCCCACCTGATGAGCCGATCAAAGCAACAATGACATCCCGTTTTCCTTGCTTGTACGGGCCAGAAAGCCACAGCCTTGCCCCTGCCAAATGCAGGGAGCAGGATGTCGCCACTGTCAAAACACGCATCACAGACCTCCACAATTCCACAGCAACACCAGGTAACATCAAGAAATATATGACAGAATTCGTCCGATTTCTGCTAGAACCAAATGAACTAATACCGCTTGATGTGGCCGCAGTTCAAGCCCTACAAGATCGTCCAAGTCAGAGGGCAGGTTTTGAACAGCGCGCCGCTGTGATGGACGTGGAGATGCCGGCCAAGCCTTCTGCTTTCATGAAGAAGGAACCAGTGGCCGATGGGAAACCCGCCCGCAACATCACTACCCTCGATGCTGTATACCGCACACAATACTCGCGGTACACTTTGCCACTAGCTGCCGCACTCAAACGACACTCGTGGTACATAAGTGGCCGCACGCCATTGGAGATCGCAAACGCAGTCCATGGAGCAGTGTCGGTTAGTAGTTGCGTCCAAGAATCAGACTTCAGCAAGATGGACGGGACGACGCCCATCATGACCACCGAATTAGTTGAGTTGGTGTACAAACGCGGCTTCAACAGCGTTGACGCCACTGAAGCAAACAGACTGAATCGCCTCACGTTGAACATGAAAGTTCACACCTCTGAAGGCGTGAGCTACAATACAGGGGTCGGCACTCTATCAGGCCGCCCCGACACATCAATCCGTTCAACACTAACCAACGGATTTTTGAACTACTGCGCCAACCGCATGCGCTCGATGCGCGCGGAGCAGGCATGGCAGAAACTGGGACTATATAGCGGAGATGACGGGCTAACACCAGACGGATGTTTCGACACCTTTCAGCGAGTATGCAAATCGGTCGGATACAAAGTCACAAACACCACACGACAACCTGGTGACTACATGACATTTCTGGGCCGAATCTACCAAAACGCCTGGGCCGGCCCTCGAGTCTATATGCGACGTCAAACGCATACTGCGCCGGTTTCCGCTCGTAATAGGAGACAACCTGAGCGATGCGGAATATGATGACCGATTGATATCCAAAGCGAAAGGTCTACTCGTAACAGACCCAACTACACCAATCGTCAGCGACATGTGTAGAGCCGTC